GGATCTCTGGTGGAGCTCAAGTAGTAGAAGCTATTGTAAATAAAGAAGAACTTCCTACTTTAGAAGATTTAACAAAAGCTGGTATAACCGGAGCTGTTCTCGGTGGAGGATTAGGACTCACTGGAAAAGCATTTGAAAAAGCGTATACTAAGTTTGCCGGTATGCCCACTCGTAATCTGACTGAAGCATTTCGCCGAGGTGATCCAGATGCTAAGATAATTGTAGATGGAGTAGAGAAAACATCAAAAGAGTTCTCTGATGAAGTAGCTAAAAGATACCAAGATATTGGAATCAATATCAGAGAGAAGTACGATGATGAATTTATTAGAGCTAAGTTATTGCAAGATATATCTGCTGGTGGTCAGCTAAAAACTAAAGGTGGTAAACTGAAGGTTACTTCAGATGAAATGGATTACTACCTACAAAGAAGATTAGCTGAAGGAAAGATTGATTCAAAACTTCAAAGAGTAGAAGACGAAATAAATTTAGATGCTGCATTTTTATTAAACAAATCAGATGAAATAGGGAAAACTACATCTGAGTTATCAAAAGGCATCAATGATTATTTGTACGCTAAACACGCAGTTGCTTACAATAAGGCTAACCGTTTGAAGTTCGGCGGAGATGGAGCCGCTGGCATATCTACTAAAGAAGCTAAATCTATCATTAGTAAATTTGAAGATAGTGGATTAGATAAAACACTAAAGAACTCTATTGATAACAGAAAGAAACTTTCTAGGGAAATATTAGATACTCTTGAAGAAGGTGGATTAATATCAAAGAAAGAAGCGGATAGATTGCGTAAAGAGTTTCCGGACTACGTGCCATTGAATCGCATAATGGATACTGATGATGTAGCCAATACTCAAAAGATTTTAACCTCTAGTTCTACTAGATACGAAACACTACAAAGCGGTGTACGTAGAGCATTTGGTTCAGAGAGAGAAGTATCAGATATAGCACAGAATATCGTAGATAATCTAGGTGGTGCAGTTCGCCGAGCTGAAGTTAATAAAGCTAATCTAGCTTTTGTTAAGTTACTTAGATCCAATACAGATACTGCTAAAAACTTAGGAATAAAAGTACGAGAGCCTAAGATTGTAGGAACTCAAGTAATAAAAGATATGTCCGAAGAAGCTCAGTTAGCTAGATCATTAGGAAAGAAACCTAAATCACAAAAGGTTCCTATCTACGAAAGAGCTGACAGAAATGTACTTACAGTTTTTGAAGACGGCAAAAGATTATTTGTTGAGTTCGATGATCCTACATTAGCTAGAACATTCAAGGGTTCAGATAAGAGAGAGTTGAACTCAATTCTTAAAGGTTTGTACGGAATGAATAGATTCCTTGGCGGTATGTACACTAGATTATCGCCGGAGTTCGTTATACCTAATTTGTTCCGTGACCGTTCTGAAGCTCTTGTAAATAATCTAGCTAAGATGAAGGGACTACAAGCACTCAAGACTCTTAATCCCATTGAAGATATGAGAGTTATCCGCCGAAATCTATTCGGAGGAAAGGCTGATAGTCCAAGACAACAGCAGTTGGATTCTTTGTACAAGCAATTTAAACAAGACGGAGGTAGTACTGGTGGACTAGGATTGGACACAGTTAAAGACATTGAGAAAAGAATGGATGAATTATCTAAGAAGCTCAATGCACCCACTAAGACTAAAGTAAAAGCTTTGAATGATTTGATTAATAACATCAATGAAATTGTTGAGGATTCTACTCGATTTGCTACGTATAGAAATGGATTAGCTTCTGGTATGACTAGAGATCAAGCTGCATTTGCTGCTCGTAACAGTTCTTTCGATCCTAAATTAAAGGGTAGAGAAGGAGATGCACTAAAAGCAATATACTTATTCTCTAATCCAGCTATTCAAGGTGCCAAAAACTTCTTGAGAAGTATGAAGAATCCAAAGGTTGCGGCTACTGTCGGTGGTGGATTGATAGCTGTTACTACAGCTTTAGATAAGTATAACTCAATGATAGATGAGGACTATCGTCAAAAGATTCCAAAGTGGAAACTTGATAAGCACTTAACTATCGTAAGAGGAAAGAATGAAGATGGTTCATTAGATTATCTTTCTATTCCTATTGGTTACTCTATGGTTCCATTTAAGATGGCTGCGGATTTAACTCAACGTATTGCTAGGCAAGATGGAGAACTTGATAACGTTAAAGAGGTTGCTGCTAGTTTTGGTCAAGCGATGATAGATTCGTATAATCCTATGGGAGGCTCTCCAGTTCCGACTATCCTAAGACCTATGACTGAGTTAGCTCAGAATAAAGATGGATTAGGTAGAGACATCAGACCTACTTGGTTGGAAACCAAAAACATTAGTGCAACTGAACAGATATTTCCTTGGACTGCCGATACTCAAGGCGGCGAGTTAGCTATGTCAATGGCTGATCAATTAAAAGATATGGGATACGAAGTATCTCCAGAGAATCTATTGTACTTATATCAGACTTATACTGGAGGTCCCGGTCAAACAGTAAAAAGATTGTTGGATCTAACTTCTAAAATGTACAAAAACGAAAAAATAAATCGAGGAGATGTACCAATCCTTAGAAGATTTTACGGTAGAACTTTCACTGATGTATTCGAGAAAAGAACTGGTGACAGATCCATTATAGAGAACTTAGAGAAACAAGAAAATACAGAATCAGCTAAAGCAAGTAGAATAGCTTCTCAAATACTAAGAAGATATAATGAAGCATCTCAATTTGATAAGCAGTTTGTTCTTATAGAGCAACTATCTAGACCAGATGTAAATGATGCGGTTCGACGAAGAGTACAAACTAAGTTAGATGAAAAAGCAAAAGGATTAACTTCTATAGATAGACAAGCAAAGAATTTAACAGTAGCTAAGAGAGCCGAGTACTTTAAGGAAAAAATAAATACCTTACCTTCGTCTCAAGTACAGCTATATATACAAGACCAAATTGAAAAAGGTGTAATGACACCGAGAGTTCTTGAGGTGATGAGAGACACAGAGTCATTCAAACAATTCTTTGGCAGATAAAAAAGCCCCCACCGGAAAACAAATAAAACGGTGAGGGCTAGTAGATAACAGTTAACTTATAAACCTAATACAGAACTAAGACATATTAGAAAGTAATTCTTTGAGGTGCTTCTTCTGATCTTGTAACTCCTTTCGGCGTTCTTCAAGAGCTTCTATGCGGTAAGATATTTGACGTGACTCCATACGGATCATATCAATTCTGGTTTGTAGTCTTTCTGTATTTTCACTCATTATCTTTTAGTTATTTGTAGGCTTAGTGTAAAGTTCAAGAACCCTACTGATAGCCAAATTATTCTGTCCCCTTTGAGTCCGTCCACTTCTACGAAGATAGAAGGAATGATATAGATTTCGGGCACCTTGAATATATGTAATCTCATAAATGTAAAATAGTTGCGTCCTTTGCCGAGAGGTACCCTATTGGTTTCTCCGACTTCCCTTGTTTGGTGAACTCTGTGGAGTTCGGTAATAGTTTCGTAGTCCATTTAAAATCATAATCCTTTCTAGTTAATTTGCTGATGTTGTAAAGATAAACAGTTTTGTTTACTTCCGTCAAGAAAATAAAATCCTTTTTGAGATTTTTTGCTATCTCCATATTGGAGTTGTATTTAATAGCTTCTATGAACCACGGATCCCAAGCTTGAGATCTGCACTTCACTTCGATAATGTATTTGTCGCACTCAAAATCGAATGGACTGAACTGGTCTTCCGGTTCTTGCAGAGTACCTAGTTCGGGGTAGAGTTTTTCGAGTCCTCTTGCGACTGCTCTTTCTTTATTCTTCATAAATTAAAGATGTAGGCGGCGAAAGGGAATATGATTAACCCACCGCCGTCTTAATAGGCGGACTACCTACATCAAAGTATTATATAAACAGACCTTTATTAGTGTAGAACTTGAACTTACCTTTCACGTCTCTCTCTCCTTCTCTGTTCTTCGCTACGTTGTACTTCATACTGATATATGATCCTAATCCGTCAAGTCTTTTCGATGCTTCTACGTCATCATTTTCTGCCCACATAAGAATGATTACATCCGCATCGTTTTCAATATCACCAGAATCCTTAAGGTCGTAGATAGCTAGACCACCTTCTCGGCGAGCTCCCTCTCTATTTACTTGAGAAAGGAGTAGAACTCCTACCTCTAACTCAAGAGCTAGTTGCTTGATAGTATGAGAGATGTTAGCTATAGCATCGTTCTTACTTTGATTACTTGTGCTGAAAGGGATAAGTTGTAGATAATCAATCACTAAAAGTTTTACGCCGTATCTGCGTACCATAGTTCTAGCGTGCGAGCAAAGCTCTCCAATGTTCTTTATGCTGTGCACTGTATAGATGGGCATATCCTTTAGGCTATCGCATCCTTCCCTAATCTTTTTCATCTTGTCATCAGCAATTACTTTGTCCTTAATTTGCCGTAGGTTCGCCCCGGATTTACAAGTGAGGATACGTTTAAGAACTTGCTTCCTAGGCATCTCTAGGCTAAATACGCCGCATCCTATGCCATCTTTATAGGCTGATCTAGCTACAATATTTATAGCTAACTGGGATTTACCGCAAGAAGTAGGAGCAGAGATAACCACAACCTCTCCAGCTCCAATCCCTCCGTTCCCTAACTTGTCGTCAAGGTGCGGAAGGTGAGTCTTGATTACGTCCTCTTTCCATTCGCCGGATAACTGCTGCTCGAACTCCATCTGAAGTTCGTCAATAGCAGAATTGATAGTCATATCAAAACCAGTACTAGTCTCTAAGTCCAGAAGGTTGCCCTCTACATCTGCACGAATACTATCAGTACTATCTGATTCGTCCTCGGCTTTCTCAAGAGCAACCTTAAAAGTTCTTATCATCTTCCGAAGGTTTGATTTCTCCTTTACTACATTGGCACAGTTCTGAGCATCTAAAGTAGTGGTGTGCTTGTTCAATAAAGTTTCAATCATTGTCATCCCGTCAACGTCCTCAAAGGTAGAGGAACGTTTAAGCTCCTCTACTAATGAGATTTCGTTTAAGGGTTCGCCTTTCTTGGCGAGTGAACTGACACTTTGAAAAACTAAGTTATGTCTGTAAAGATAAAAGTCATCTGCATTTATCTTGTGTGCGATGCTATCGAAGAAGTCAGAAGTGTCATCCGCTAGGCACTTCGCAAGGACTCTCTCCTCGGCATCCACATTCTTCGGTATCTTTAATTCGTTTTCTTCCATCATCTATTTGTTCTTTCATTATGCTCAGACACTGTCCTAAATATCTGAGGTGATTCTTTTTTTCGATTTCGATTTTGTTTTCAGTTGCCTCTCTTTGTAGGTGCAAAGCTAGGTCAACTCCGTCATATAGATTGTTGAGAAGTTTATTAGTCATAGAGTACTATCATATCATTAAAGTCCATTTTTAGTTTTGTATATCATTTAATTCTGGTGGTAACTTGTTGTCCTCGATGGCTTTAAGTGTCCATAGCCAACAAGACATATTCCAAAGCACTGCTCCGAAGTGATCTTCAGTAGTATCATTGTCTCTGCATTGCATAAGATGTCTGTACGCCGCATCGCAGTATCTTGAGGTAGGAATACCCTTCCTCCAATTATCAGCTCCGTACTTAGTAGCTCCGTCCTCGAAGCGTTTAGCCATAGCCATAATTGCACAAGTGGGTATCATACTAGGCATACCTTTGCCCTTCATAGAGTCTCGAACCGCCCCCGTATCGAAGGCGGTCCTAGCTCCAGAATCCGGTAAAGTATCAGACATTAGAAGGGATCTTCTTCAGCTGCTACTGCTTCTTTCTTAGTCTGCTTTTGGGCTTCAGATACAGATAAGGAGAAGTATTTACCTACTTTATCGCTTGTCTTTACCCAAGCGGCTAATTGATAGTCAGTGCCATCAACGTTTACAGTGCCACGAAAGTCTGGTTGACGTTCGTTTTCTTTATCATTTTTGAATAATGCACCCTTGTTCGTATTATCGTATTTACTCATAATTATATATTATAAAATTACATTAGTCCATCAAAGGCATCTGTCTTTTGAACTGCCTTTGTTGGTGTCTTAGATTTAGCAACGGCTTTCGGTTGGGATTTGCCGTGATCATTAGTAGCGTCCGGATCTTTTGTATCATCGATACATAGTAATCCATTGAGAGCGTACTTACGAGCGTAAGAACTAGCGGAGCCAGTAATCTGTGCATCGTCCATACCTTTCTTTACTTCTGCTTCACGAGCAAAAGCGGTAGTCTCAACTGAGTTATCGTGTTCAGTATCAGAGATGCGAGCCGTAGCTTTTACGTATACACGTCCGCCGATCTCAACAACTTCATCTTGGACTGTCAAAACGCACTGCCATTCGGCGAGTAATGGTTTGACTGCTTCTAGTATATCTTCGGCTGATCTGTATTTATATCCGCCGAACTTATTAGTTTGCCCCTTAGGAGCCTTAAGGGATGATTGAATCCCTTGGAGTTTTTGTCTGATATTTTTAGTCATATTTTCCTTTCAGTATTTTTTTGTATAAATCTGTTCTCTCTTTTGCGTTGGAACATTTCGAGATGTCGTCTCTGTTTGTGCCAAATTTTAAGAGGATGTCAAGCTGTAAATCCTTACTGAGTGAATAAAATCTTTTGTACAGTTGGCGGAAACCCTCTGGGTGAATGATGTGAGTGTCCTCTTGTTCAAGGTACGAAGCCATATTACGTAGGATAGTGGGCAGAGAAGCCTTCTTAGCGTCACGAGAAAGCCTCTTAAAGGCGTTTTCTATTCTTCCTAGTAGTACGT